CATAAGTCCTACTCTTACCAAGTAGTTTTGCAAAAAGTGATGTGGATGAATAACCTAGTGAGATTGTTCTGCTGCTCGGGTGATGAGGACTGGATCCCAACCCTTGTGAAGCACGTCAGTGACCAGGATGCGCCCCTAGCCGAAGAGTGTTGCGATGTGAGTCGTGACCAGGAACCTCTTCAGTATTTGGCGGTGCCGATGGTTGCTACCGGGAAGGAACCCGGAACGGGCGAACCGATGTTTGCCACAGCGGTCGCGCAAGCGATCGCACAGCCAGTGGTTGTTACGGAAGCTGGGCACGCCGCCCAGCCTCAATTGAGCGTAGCTTCCATCACGTTCGGAGACATGATTGTCACAACGTACGCGCCCACTACTATCACGTTCGGTGACATCGATACGGAGGTGGCAGGGGAATGCATTGCCAGTTTTACTGGTGGCGACAAACAGGCCACAGAGGAGGCCAACACTCGCTTTGAGGCTCCCGTCGAAGACCCAGAGATCGTTGTGAGTGCGGCCGCGCAGGTAAGTGCGCAGCCGGAGGAAGGGTTCGCTAAACGCGTTACCCGGGTCGAAGTAGACCAGCACCGCAAGTGCCTTGACAAGTCCAAGCTTGTTGCGGCAATTGTGTGTGAGATTAAGGCGAAGTTGGGCATGCCCATCAAGAATTCAGCCAACACTCTCACTATTCGTTACCTAGCATCCAACCGGTGCAAGGATCTCGGAGTGCGGCCTGCTCATGCGCGTGCGGTGGTGGAACTTGTCATTGTGATGGTTTACACTCCGGATGCGTATGACGTTGACGCAGCGGAGTTGCTCGGCAGTAATGCCGTTCGCCGCGCTCACGTCGACCACAGCTACGCTAAGTGTGGCAAGGCTTACAAAACCTTCGTCCCACGGTGCGTGCACTCCCTCTTCGCGAGCGGGCCCGAGTGCGGGCCCGCTACCGCTTGAGGGCGCTTGGTAGCCACACAAGGGAAGAGTCATGTTTCGACATTGACGGATTCCCGGATGCGCGTGTGGCGAACCCAGGCGCAGGTCAAGAGGCGCGTGTTATACTCGATTACAGAATTGAGTGGTAACATGGCGCTAGGCGTTAACAATGCGGATATCACCACTCTCGAGTGCGCTTTGTTAGAACGGATGTACTATTGTGAAGTGAAGGGGGCGTTCGAGGCGCCTCCCCCTGTACCCACAGGGCGATTCTCGGCGAGGTTATCCTCGTTCACGGCTAAGCTGCGAGCGCTGTTGCGTCACGCCAACCCCATATCTCTTGACCAAGTTGTCGAGATGTACAAGGGTCGGAAGAAGACCATTTATGCCAACGCAAAAGCTAAGTTTGAACGCATGGGACTGACTCGCAAGCACGGGTACCTTAACAGCTTTGTGAAGCTGGAGAAAGTAAACCCCAGCAAGGCTCCGCGGTGCATTCAGCCGCGGAATCCCGTGTACAACGTGAAGATGGCCACGTTTATCAAACCCATTGAACATCGTGTGTACGACGCTATACGGAAGATCTACGGTGACGGACCGACTGTCATCAAAGGTTTCAACGTTCAGCAAATTGGCGCCATCGTGCGTGGCAAGTGGAGGTCATTCAATGATCCAGTTGCCATTGGGCTCGATGCCACGAAGTTCGACATGCACGTAAGTGTAGAAGCATTGGAGTGGGAACACTCAGTTTACAACGATGTGTATCGTAGTAAGGAACTAGCGTCAATGTTGCGGTGGCAAGTTGACAATAGGGGGTTTGGGTGGTGCAAGGACGGATTCTTGAGATACTCTGTGAAGGGGCGCCGAGCAAGTGGTGATATGAACACTTCGCTTGGCAATTGCCTCATCATGTGTGGACTCGTTTACGAATATGCACTGCTCCGTGGTGTGCAGATAAAGTTATGCAACAACGGTGACGACTGTGTGGTGATGATGGAACGTCGTGATGAAGCGGCGTTTATGCAGGGCTTAGACTCCTGGTTCCTAGAAATGGGATTCCGGATGGTGGCTGAGAAACCTGTGTATGACCTCAACCACATAGAATTTTGTCAGATGCGGCCGATCGAACTAGATGATGGTACATGCCTCATGGTTCGTAACATCCCGACCGCTCTCCGCAAGGATTCGTTGTGCACGACAGACATCAGCAATGCAAAAGCTCGCAAGGGTTGGTTCACTGCCGTTGGCAAAGGGGGTCTGTCCCTAACCGGCGGTATACCAGTAGCACAGAACTTCTACCGTGCGTATGAGCGTATGGGAGAAGGCTATGAGAATAAGATTGCTCTGCAACTTAGGCGTCAATCCGGCATGGGTCGATTGTCTGAAGGCATTGAGCGGACGTTCGTTGAGCCGAGCGCTAACGTCCGACTCCAAGTCTACAAGGCTTGGGGCATTTCTCCCGACTTGCAGGTGGCTTTTGAGAGACACATGGATGAATACCAGTACACTGATGTGCCGATGTCGGCTACCGATACGCATCAGAATTACAGTACCATCTTCCATGCGTTACCACGGTAATTATTGTGGGCCTAATTGGTCTGCGGGCCAGCACCAACCTTCTGTAGTTGGGACAGTGCCGCCTATCGACGACTTTGATCGCACCTGTTGGGTGCATGACGCAGCTTATGCCACTGGGGCCGACTTGGACCTAGCGGACAGAACGTTCGTTGCTGATAACCTAACTCACCTCAATCCAAAACGGCTGTTAGCAGCGGCCGCCGTTGGGGGACAAGTGCTATTGAGATCCCTCGAAAGACTAACCACATTTCATCCATCCTTATATCCTATGACGACACACTTGCGCGGAGCCAAAGCTCCGCAAGCTACAGCAGCTCTCAACCGCAACAGCAAAGCGACCAATCTCACCCAAGTAGCAGCTCCAGCAGCTCTTGGCTCTCAGATCCGCGGCTCAGCTGCCTTCACACGCGCACGGAACAAGACAAGCATTGCTTTGGACGTTTCCGTATGCGTTGGCAAGCCTTCTGCTGCTACGCAAACTGCTATACCAGAATTACTAGCTGTACAGTACCTCATGCCTGTTTGTCTCGGCAACGACGAGGTGCAGAACATGACCCGCGTGTACCAACATTATCGCATTACCCGAGCCCAAGCTCACTACCGTCCCTTTCAGGGGACAGCCAACGGAGGTGAAGCGATAATGATTTCCAACGATGACCCAAACTATCGACCCGTGAACACAACCGGCAATGCCGGCTTCTACCAACGAGCTCTCTCGTCCAAACACAGCGTGCTGACCCCATTGTGGTGTCCAGTAAGCATGGATTTGGCTATTGACAAGCGGTGGAAGGTGTGTGATAATAGTAATAGCACCACCATTGAAGAGTTCTGCTCTGGCGTGCTTTTCTTCTATTCAGATGGTACGGGCAACATCCCCGGTTATCTCATGATTGATCTATCCATCGAGTTTGAAGGCTTGCGCTTCAACTCGCGCAATTTGATTAGCGGCTCTTACCAGGGCTTGGGTATTCGACAGTCCACGCAAGTGCTCACCACCACAGCCAATGCAGACATCGTCCTCACGGGCGCTGGCTACACTGCTGGTGATGTGTACACAGTTGTGCTCAGCACCACTGCCGCTACTTTTGGCGCTGGTTTGACCGCCGCCACGATTTTCACGATCAGTAGCGGCTCTGGCACCATCGCATTCACGATCACTGGCTCGACGCTCATCTACGCTCGCGCCAGCTCGACGACGGCATTGACGTTGTACACCACGTACGACTCTGCCCTCGGTGGGGACACTAGTGACAAACTGATTGGCGGATTGACCGTGGCACTTGCAAGCACATTTCCTTGCACCATTGTCACGCAGCTGCGCAATAGCACCCAACCGTCCACGTAAACTGACGGCGCCCGAAGGCGTTAAACTGAAGGGCCCAGCGGGCTCACAAGCCGGATCAACCGGACAGCGGCAGGAGTCGCAAAGTGGCGGGGTTGGGTACCCACGTCCAATTGGTTAGCACCACACCATAAAGTAAAAATTAGAGTAGAGATGACGAGATGGGCTAATTAACCCAAACTGCTGCAGTAGTGGCTCCCTTCCTGGGGAGTGTCAGTACCGGTACGCCGTTCCGAGTTTGGTACCTCGGGCTGCAGCATGCTATCAGGACGTCGATCTAATATATATATTTCATATCAAGCTAATGCATATACATATAAATCATATCAGCTAACCAATAATCACAGTACACCCCTGAACGTAGCAGGAAGAACAACGTGTGTCCACGGTTCCAGTCGTGGCACTAGCTTAGGCAACTAGGAAGTTGCGGACCTTGGGTGATCAAATAACCCTGCAGGCAGGTCGCGCAACAAGCATCCCTATGGAAGTGGCAAAGCCACAGTCCTGATGTACCACCTTAGCCGGTGGTACCGGTGCTCGTCCGAAAATACGAGACGTGAAGAAACTACGGACCAACGAATGTCCCTTGGAGAGCGTTTAGGCAACCTCCTTTACCAATTTTGCTACGGCGGTTGGAGGATAGGCGACTGTTGGTGTTGCGATCACACTCAACCCTGCATAAGGGCTCAAGAGGTCGTGGCGACACTTCGCGAAACATCCACGTGTACGTGGTTGCAGGTTGGCACTGCATAAAATCCGACAGTTCTCTACATTAATTTGTCGAGGGGCTGACTGTTAGAGCCTAACCAATCTTAATTGATTTTACTAGGGGTCTTTTCCCCTGCCCACTTCGCGAA